GATGGATAGTTATGGTTAGGGTATTGTATGTTTTGTATATTCGGTATATATTGTTTATCAGTTAGATAACGGATCAAACATTATTAAATCTGAGGGCAAAGCATATGTAATCGGGTAGCAATACCTATTCTCTTGCAAAGAATTATCACCTGTGATCAAGGTTGCAAGGCGCGATCACACTCTCACTATTAACGATTAACACAAACAAGCAGAGGTGCAAATAAATGATTGATCAATATGTAATTGTGCGAACTTACAGCGCGGGTGTATTCGCGGGATTTCTTGAAGCTTTTGAAGGTAAGCAAGCAATAATACGCAACGCTCGGCGTTTATGGAAATGGGCAGGGGCGGCATCCCTTTCTCAGCTAGCTCAAACAGGAACTAGTGATCCTAGTAATTGCAAATTTCCTGCGGAAGTTGACAGAATCATAGTCACTGAAGTGATTGAAATTCTGTCAGTGACAAAAATCGCGAAAGATTCAATCGCGGAGGTTGCTGTATGGACGTTCTAAATACTGGCTCTGGCTATGGTTATGGCTCTGGTTCTGGCTCTGGTTCTGGCTCTGGCGATGGCTATGGCGATGGCTATAGCTCTGGCTCTGGTTGTGGCTATGGCTCTGGCTATGGTTGTGGCTCTGGCTCTGGCGATGGTTCTGGCTATGGCGATGGTTCTGGCTTTGGCGATGGTTCTGGCTATGGTTGTGGCTATGGCGATGATTATGGCTATGGCGATGGTTCTGGCTATGGCGATGATTGAGAGGGTGAAAATGATTCCAGAATACATCACAATCTCAGAGTTTCGCAAAGCCCCTACCCGCCTATGTCGTCCCGTGGCGGCTGGTAAAAAAGAATATATCGTAACCTCTAACCAGTTACCCATATTCACGATTGTTAAAGCTAAATCTGATACTCAAGATAAACAGATTGGAGTTGACGCGATGCGTAAAAGCTTGTCAGGATTTCAGGATTTATTAGAAGAGCATGGCGCTGTAACTCTAACAGCGTACGGCAAACCACTAGTTAGGTGTGAAATCATGGAAATTGTAAAGGTGGAAGAATAATGTATTTATACATCGAAGCAGAAATTGGCGGTCAGAAATTCTCAATTACTTCTCAAGTGATGGGAAGTTCTAAAACGTCTAAGAAGGTTACTTACACGCTATACCCTACTATTGTTTTTCTTGAAGATGACGAGATTGTTTGCGATTCGGTTCAAGAAGATTTTGAGGAAAAGAGAACTCTTTGCTTTTTGAATAAATCAAGTGATTATTGGTCTAATGTACCAGTTTTAGAGATAAGAAAGGTAACGCTATCATGAACGCACAAATCAGACAAGACGCGATCGCAGGTACAGAACAAGCCATCGATAAGCTTGTAGAGTCGGTACGCGATCGCATGGCAGTTCACGGAAGAGGTAAAGCTGTAGTTGATCGCCAAATTAATCAGGACTTGGCGGCGTATCGGATGTTGGTTACTGAGTGGAAAGAGTTGAGATTATGATTCAAATCGGAGATTCTAAAGACGACGAACTCAAGGGCGTAAACCTCTTACGCATTGAGTTGGGGAATCTGACTTTAGCTATTTGGAAGGTTCTTATTTATTCAAGATTTGAGTTTTACAACGGTAAATATTGTTTTTCAGTTTCGTGGAAATATTTTTATTTTGGATTTGACAAACAAGTGTTGATTGAGATGCTGAAAGACTTACATATCAAGTATTTGGCAAATCAGGCGAATTTTGTGCGGATGGCTAAAGGTGAATTTATGGGAGAGAGGAAGTTATGATTGCACTCCGTTACAGAATCGCGAATTGGGAACACGTTGTAGTTTGTGGAAGGTGTGGAAATAATGGAACTACTAACTGAGAATTTTGAATTACCTGCTTATCCAAGCATCCAGATCCCTCTAAATGAATATGGGTGCGACATATTAGAAATTCGTGCAACATTTAAGTTCGATGACGACGAGGATCATCAGCGCGTTCTTAAACAGGTTTACTGGGTAATCACTTGTAGAAGCCATGTCTTTACCAAGAACAAAACATGGGTATACGAACCACGTCATAAGACCGACAAATTTAGAGCTAAAGCCTACTTTGATTCCATCCAAGAGGCGATCGCTTTCACTAAGAAGCATTGGAGCAAGATAAAGCTATGAATGACCTACCGCCCGAAAAAGAATTTACTCACGCTCTATTCTGCCAACAAATCCAAAACATCGATCTAGAAGCAGCTAAGCAGCTACTCATTGAGCTACATCTGCTGTATTTGGGGCAGCAAGCAATGATGGTCAAGATTGCGAAAAATGAGTTTTTAGGAGGGTTGTAATGATCGCAATACAAGAAAACCTATTTACTCTAGATTGTGTTCTCACAAATGAGGATGAGAAAAACGACGAAAACTATACGCCTCACTACATTGTCGAGCCTTTCCGTAATTTAGTAGGCGGCTTCCATCTTGATCCGTTTTCTTGCTTAAGAGCCAATCAAGTCATCCAAGCTCAAACCTTTTGGACTAAAGCTGATGACGCATTTAGCAAGGATTGGACTCCTTATCTTAATAAGTGGGTTAACCCACCTTACTCCAAAGGTAATATTGAGAGGGCTGTAGAGATGGTTTTAACCTATGCACACATAGGTAATACCTTCCTGCTTACGAATAGTAATACCTCTAGCAATTGGTTTTTGGATGCTCAAAATTATTCTGCCTGCTACTTGACTTTTAACCATCGGCTTGAGTTCACAAACCCTAAGAACGATGGCAAAAAGAAAAAATCTGGCAATGACACAAGCCAGACTTTATTTTATTTTGGCAAGTTCGCAGCTAAAAAGTTTAAGGCTTGCTGTGGGCATCTTGGCAATGTATCTGTAACTATATGAAAACACCTATCAGCTATTATGGCGGTAAAGCCCGTATCGCTTCTCAAATAGTCCCTCACATCATGGCGATACCTCACACCGTATACGTAGAACCGTTCTTTGGAGGCGGGGCTGTACTCTATGCCAAAGGCAAAATAGATCGCAGTAATAGTGACTATTACCGCGAAGCAATTAATGACCTAAATAAGCAATTAATCACGTTCTGGCGCGTGGCAAGAGAGCAACCTAACGAATTAGCGCGATGGATTGAACTCACGCCATACAGTCAAGAAGAACATCGTGAGGCGCGAAAAATCTATAACAATCCATCGGAATACAGCGATCTAAAAGTTGCTTGGGCTACTTATATTCAATGCAATATGAGTTTTAGTCACAAACTGGGCGGCGGGTGGAAAGCAAGTGTAATCGCTAACAACGAATCAGCAACATGGGTAAATCGCGCCGCTAGGTTGCCAGAATGTTTTGAACGATTAAAGGATGTGCATATTGGCTGTGAAGATGCTTTGAGATTCATTAAGCGTTGGGACTGCCCAAATGGTTTAGTATATGTTGATCCTCCATACCCAAATGCCAATCAAGGTCATTACAGCGGCTATACTCTAGACGATTATCAAGCTTTATGTGATGCTCTTGACGCTTGCGAAAGTAGCTATGTACTGAGTAATTACCATCAGGATATCGCACCTAAGAGCGCTCAAAAATGCGTAGAGATAGAAGCAGTCATGAGTGCAGCTAACGGTCGCAATGGTCGCACTAAGGACAATATCAAACGTACCGAGAAATTATGGATATGCGATCGCTCGAAGAATATCCGCGCAGACTTACAGGCGATCGCTAAAATGCCAAGCAAACAAGTACAACTAAGCTTTATTTAATTGCGATCGCAATATCAAAAATCTCGCTAACATTTAAGCCCAGATCAGTTGATAAGGAAATCACCAAAGGGTAGTTCTCTTTAATTATGGTTGCATACTCCCATTCGATTTGGGCAGTACGACCTAATGTGGCAATCGCTGTCTCGACAGTATTCAAAAGATTTAATTGATGCAACGCAAGCCTTAAACGCCTTGCATCAATCTCGCGAATGACTGTAGGCTGAATAATGTTTTGCAATGCTTCAATCTCTTGCTGTGATAGGTATACTTTAACCTCTTTGCCTGTTGATAAATCTAATTCAATTCTAAACATGATTAGTTAGCTCCAAGAAATAGACGCGACACCAGAAACAAAACTTGCAGTACCAGCTACACTAGTAAGGCGAACTCTATCTAATGCGTTAGATAGAGTTCTTGAGGCTACTGATATTTGACCAACCGCATTAGATTCAAAATACCCATAAGAAGATAAAACCCAAGTATTTGTAGTCCCATTTCTTCTAAGGTTTATATTTGCAATGAATCGAATACCTGAACTAAAAGTAGTGTAAATCAGCAGTCCAGTAGTTTGATTTGCATAGGTAGGGGCTGCTGCTAAAACTGCGTTTCCACCTAAGTACCCAGAAGCACTAATTCCACCACTATCCCCTATTTGAAGGAGAATGGTGGAGCTTGCGTTAAACCCTACAGCCGAAATCTCTATATCAATTTCGGTCGCCCATGAAGGTATGGCTGTGAAATCGTAACTAACGCCACTTAAAGAAACCGAACCTCCTTTGGTGTAAGGTCGAGCTAACTTTGCTGGCAATATTGAAGCGTCAGGGATAATGAAGGGATTAATTAATTGTGTTGCCATTTAAGTACCTTCCTCTATTCGCATAAATCCATTAGCACTTACCCAAATACCAGTAACAATACCAGTGTAATCATCAAAGTATAGGTAGCCTTGTGGTTCTAATCGATACACTGATGAGGTAGATGCAGTACCACTCTTAGCTATATATGCAACTGATGTACTGTCATTTCTGAAGGATGCCCACTTACGATTAGTGTTGAGTGCTAGTAGAGTTACTGATGTAGCACTACTAGCAACTGAGTTAGTAGGAGCAGTTGTAGCTTTACCTCCAGAACCACCAGAACCGCCACCAGAACCGCCACCACCGCTATTCACTAAATAACTTTGCAATTTTAGTAGGTTTTGCAAAGGCAATTGATCGGCTGACACTTCTTCCAAACTGCCTTGGAAGTTTGATTGTATATAAGCGTCCAGATCTGTCTGTAAATCAGTTTGTACTGTCATTTTGTACTGTCATTTTTATTAAAATAGGCTATTTCAGTATTCTTGATCCTGCACCAACACCGCCAGACATGACGGGCTTTGTTGATTAAGCGGGTGGATAGCGTAAGTCTCGACTTTGCAACAATGATATCTGATCTGGCTCCAAAATCAAATTACCCGATAATTTCTCGACTCCAACATAGCCGCCAACAGGTAAAGGCATATTTTGAGCAGGAAAAAACAAGAATTTAGAATAGTCTGCGGGATCTGCTTCAGGTGGGATTTCGGTGACAAATCCAATCTCAGGATGAGGTTCAGATGTGAGTTGATAAACTTCATAGCTAGTCTGTCCCGAGCTAGCAATGAGAGCTTGAATTTGATCAGTATTTGTGCCATCAAATTCAACGATGCTGGATAGTACTTGAGTAAGGATATATTGTTTAATTTCAGGCATTTTGAGAATCTCCTATATAGTGAGTAAATCTTGATAATTAACCGTAGACCCTGCTAACGCGGTAATAGCGGAGTTTGAAATTTCACTCGCAAAACGAGCGATAACGTTACCACTAGATGCGGGCAAAATATGCCCCTCTATGAAGGCAATGTTTCCAGTCGCTAAACTTGTCGCGTTTGAAGTGGCAGGAAAATCATAAGCAGAGCCATAGTTAAGACTCTGGGAAGTGGCTGTGATTGTGTAAAATGAAAGGTAATTTAATCGAGTAAAGCTAGGACCATTGATCGACCAGCGAGATCCAGTGGTAGTTACGGCGGCGGTGTAAGGGATAAAAAATTTAAACCATGTCACTACACCCGCCGTAACAGGGAAGCTTAACCCCGTCACGTCCTGCATCGTGTTAGCCGTCGCATTGTTATTAATGACGTTATTGGCTAGCACAACCTGAGAAACATCACTAGATAATGGGTTGTTGCCATTAACTAAGCCATTTTTGATCGAGCCATTGTTTTGGTAGACCACCCATCCTTGTCCCTCGGTATAGGTCATTAATTCGCCTATCCCAAGCACACACTTAAATAGTGTCCCTAAAGTGCCATTGCGATTAAGCCTAATAGTTACCGTTGCGTTGGCTGTGTCGGTATTAAATACGCTAAGAAAATCAACTATTCTCTGAGTGCTAGAAGCAGGGGAGCCAACTAAATCAACGGCTGTAGTACTATTAGTCGCAACCAAGCTAGGGGCGCTACCAGAATATGCACTAGTTGAAATATCCTTGTAAGTTGCGACACAATCAAGTTGATTAGTGGCAATTGCGTCGCCTAAAATCACTTGTATTTTATCGGTAGTAGTAGATAGAATTAACATTAAAGCCTCAGCATAGCGATTGCCGTAGTTTGTGCAAAAGATAGGCCCGACGAGCCAGATCCGCCCGTATTAGTAACCCAAGTCATTACACCCGTGCCATCGGTTTGTAAAATCTGTCCCGAAGTTCCGTAATTTGGCGGTAAAGTAAAAGTTAAATTTGCGCCCTGACCCGTTGCTGGTAATTGCAAAATAGTTCGCCAGTCAGATCCGCTTTGACTAGCTCCAGCATTAAGCATGAAGCTAGTATTAGTGATTCCCTTTAGATCAGGTATTAAGCTCATTTAATTATGACGGTACAGAGTAATACACCAAGATTCTAGCAGCTCCAGCACTAGCGCCACCTGCTGCGTAAGTAGCGATCAAAGCTTCACTAGCCGCCGCCTCTCCAGGATTCGTTTCGTAAACATCTTTAGCGATGCCTTGCAAGACGTTTTGAGACGAGCCCATATATTTAGAGGTAGTGCCAGCAATCCCCACAGTTACGTTAGCAGTGCCATTAAAAGGCGTATCAATAACGACTTGGATTTTATGGATTACAGCATTAGCTGGAGTCGTAAACAGTGTTAATGGTGAAGACGTACCAAAAGCTAGCGAAGTAGTATCAACCGCCATTTTGTCGGCAGATCCTCCCACCCCAGCCCATGTCAAATTGCCACTGCCGTCCGTCTGCAAATACTCGGACGGCGATCCGTCTGTAGTAGGTAATGTCAGTGTGTAGCCAGCCGCCATACCAGTTGCAGGACGATTGATTGTAATAGACCAATCCGCGCCTGTATTAGCAGCGTCAGCGTTGATAATCAGACCAGTGTTGCCAGTTGTTTCAAATTGGCTCGCTTGAACCTTTACGTCGGCATTATCAGCAGCATTACGAGCAGCAATCCCACCCGTAATATTTTTCCAAGCATTTACGCCGACGCGAAAAATGCTTTCTGTCGTACCTTTTAGATCTTTAAACAGCCCCATTTCTTTTTCCTATTCGTAATAAACAATAACAACGCCTGATCCTTGAGTAGCGCCCATACCAGTATTAAGAGTTAGCAAAATATTGGTATTTGACGCATATTTATAAAACGGAGTCGTTGCGTAAACATCCGTAGAAAGCGGATTATTTTGTCCTGTAGCCATTAATCTCTGAGTGTTGCCACTATCTCCTACAGAAATAGTAGAAACGACATTAAAGGCAACATCAAAAACAATTTCAACCTGAGTAATCCGCTGCCCTGCTGTCAATGCATAGATCGTCTGTGTAGTCACATCGCCATAACTAAAATTTATGGATTTTTGCTTAGCTGATACGCCAGTGTTATTAATCTGGATTGGTGCAGATTTAATAATTCGTGTTGGCGAGTTAAGGACTTTAACTATTTGCGTCATGGCATTGGTACAGGATTAACGACGTAAGGGGAGATCTCTATAAAATATTCTGGCGATCCTCCAGCTATTAACTGCAAAAAACAATGTCCAGTCCATCGACCTGCGGGGGCCATGGCACTTGTCTGAATTGCGCTAAATTCAAATTCCGCTAATCCGTTAGAGTACTTTGTAACAGTAGGGGCAATACTAATAGACGATTTTGCGGTTGGCGCGATCGCGAAAAAGATATCGTACAGCAATAAATCAGCACCAACAAAAGTCGCCTGAGTACCCACACCAAAAGATAGCGATGCTTTCCAAGGGAAACCAATAACTATCGGATTGTCCGCAAAATTTTCAATTGGTACTTCAAGAGCGCAACTCATTTTTATTAAAATAGGCGACCTTGCGATCGCCTATTCCGTTTAGTTATTCAGTATCTACAGGTGTAGATTTTTTAGCTTTTGACTTTGGTGCGATCGCTTCTGGCTCTTCCTCAACAATCGGATTTAGATCGGGGGGCGCTGTTAGCCATCCGTCTACAATCCAGCCCTCAACATCATGGTGGTGGATTCGTCTTAATTCCCCTGTTTTGGGGTGATAAAGATTGATCTTCATAAATTAGTGACCAGATGGGACGAGGTAAGCGCCAAAAACGAGGTTTCCTGCTGTGCTGAGTTTAGTTGCGACAATTCTTAAAAACCTTGCATTAGCAAAAGTTTTATTGATTTGTTCACCACTCAAGAATACCTCTTGACCATTGAGAGCCGCACCAGCCGCTACGGTGGGGGCAATAGAGGCGACTTGCCTATAAGTACCGCCAACAGTGTCGCAAACTTCAAGAGATAGAGTCCAATGAACAGTGCCCGCCGCATAGCTAGAGTAAGCAGCCTGATTAATGATCACCTTTACCGATTCTTCGGCATTAAAAGGATATTCAATGGGAGTGCCATTAGTAGTTACACTGATAGCCGCCGCTGCGTGATCGCGTAGAGTTGTTAACGCATCGATTTGCGATGTGTTGGTAGAGTTATTAGCTCTAGGGAGAGTAGATTTAAAAGCGCTTGAGTAAACCATAATTTTCTCTTTAATTGGGTTGAAAGCATTGCAAAATATCAATCCTGTGAATCTACAGGATTGATATTTTTAAGCGACAAAAGCAGCGTCCTTTACACCAGCAAGGCGAACAAAGGAACGAGGGTTATAGGTTGCGAAATTGTTCAACCAGTCCATGCGAATCAATCGCTTGGTTTCGGTTTGCATTTCACCCATGTCACGCACATCGATACCGCCTGTTTGGATACCTGTAAGGTCTTCAGGAGAAAATGCAACGATGTAGATTGAAGAGGTTACCGCCCCGCCGCCGCCGCTTCCAACTTCGGTAAAACCAAGGATTTGATCGCCCTCTGCGTCTTCTTCAATAGGAAACCAAGGGACACCCATAAATGTAGGGGCTTCAACGCCGATGTCATTCTTGGTTTGGACAACGTAACCCGAAATTGTGGGATTACTGATTGCATCTTGGTAGCGCAAATACAAATCAAGATTGGAGTAGATACGCAATTGGGCACGAGGGTTGACAGCGCGAACTCTAGAACGAGCGCGACGCAAAGCGCTAAGTGATAATGCATCACCACCCGAAGTGCTACCAGCTTGAACTAGTTGAGTACCACCTGCACGGGTTTTAAGTCCCGAAAATTCTTTAGGGTTAATAGCGTGATCACCATTAAAGAAATCGCCATGCCATTTAAGTTGTAATGACTTGAGAGCCATCGAGATTTGAGTGGTCAAGACGTTTTCGCCATACAGCTTTAAGCCAGCCGTATCGATCTTGATTTCGCCACCAGCAATGACGACTTTCTCGATCCGTCGTTCAACTTCACCAATATCGGCTGTAAAACCTTCGTTGATTGCACGGTTAGCCATTACGGGGAGTCGCTTCTCTTGCAGCCACTCAACGACACCGCCTGCTCTTTCTTCAAACGCAATAACGTCAAGGATCGGAGAATTACCCGCATACTGCTCGACAATACCAGCCTTGAGAACGTCTCCCGTCTCACGGGCTTGCTTTGCCATTTCTAATAGTGTTAAAGCTGCCATATTTATGATTCCTAACTTTGAGTGCTTTGCTGTGTAGCGGGGGCATCACGCTCAAAGGTAGAAATCACTTCTAATCTTTTCCGCAATCTTTTATTAATTAGGGCATCACGCCCCATTAACTCAGATTAAGCTGATAATATCATATTAATAATTAATGTTGCAAAAATGACAACAGAAACTTTAATCACGTTACAGCCAAATCAATTGCCAGAAGCGATCGCTAAAGGCTATCGGGGCGGTAACATACTTGGCGACGATAACAACCCAACATTAAAGAGCCTTGCTTATCAAAGACAGCAAGCTAATGTCAGACGTTGCATAGATTTCTACGAGGGTCAAAGCGCTTGGATTTATGGCGAAAACCTCGATCAGATTATTGATGATTTGGCTGAGGAATATTTACCACTCATGCCAAGCGAAACACCGAAAGAGTGGTATTTCAGATTAAGGCGATCGCTATTTGTTAATTTCTTTAAACCAGCGGTCAAGATTGTTTCTAGTCTGCTAAGTAAATGGGTGCTTAGTGGCAATGTACCTGAGTCGGTTGTCAATGCCTCCAAAAACTTTGATAAGCGCGGCACATCAATTAGAGCGTTCTTTCTCGAAGCCGATCGCATGGCTGTTAGAGATGGCTTTGTAGGGGTGCTTACCCTTTATCCTAATTTTGGCGAAATCCCTAATCGTGCAGTTGAACAACAATTAGATTTGCGCCCCTATTCAGTGCTAATTCCTAGATTAGATATTGATATCAAGGATTACGAATACACCAATGATGGATCGGTATTACTCAAGCACGTCACGATTGATCGGAGTGAGGTAATTAGCGAAACCCGTTACAAGCAATCAATGAAAAATTATTGCTGGGAATACGAGCTAATCAAAGTGCAAGAAGAAGATCGTATTTATTATGCTGTGATGCGATCGGTAACTTGCATCGAAACCAATGACAAAGGCGAAAAGGAATATGTACAGGTAGAATCGCCTAAGCCATTGCTAGATACCAATGGCAAGCCATTGAGTCAAATCCCCTTTGTGCTTTACTCAGTAACCAGTGCTAACCCATGGGATACGATTCCGCCATTGCTTGACCTACAGCAAAAAAATCATACTTACTACCAAGTATTTAGCGATTGGCTTGCAACAGTTCGCAAGATGCAGCCAACGGCAGTTCGTGAGCATATCGATTTTATTCCAGAAAAACGCGATCCTTTGTCTACAGGCGGCGCTGCTGTTATCGAAACAGTGATAACTCAAATCGGAGCTGCTAAGGTTTACTATTTGCAAGCTGATGCTAATAGTGTCGCGCCTATGATCCAAGCGCTAGACCGATTGGAATCGCTAATCAAACAGACTGTTTTCAATTTCTTAGGCGAGTCATTTGTTCAACAATCTGCTACTGAGGTAAGCATCAAAGCAGGGCAAAACGAAGCAGGATTACAAGAGTATGAGGTTAACAAAGAGTCAGGCTCTCAGCAAATCTTTTGCCATTGGGCTATGTGGGAAGGTGAAGACGTAACCGAGGATCACGGTACAATTGACGTAGATTTGAGCTTTATTCTTGCCCCTGCTGATGTGAACTTGATCCGCACTATCGTCGAGGTAATCAATAAAG